GTGGGATCGCGTTCAATGGGCGCTACAGGGCCGCGCACAGCAAGGCCGCATAAAACTGATTAAAGAAGACGAGGGCATGGACAAGTGGATCGAGAAGTTTATCGATCAGGCAGTGTCCTTCCCGTCAAAGTACGTCCACGATGACTTGGTTGACGCGCTGGCTTATATAGACCAGATGGCTCCCGAGAACATATCTTCATTCGACATCTCAGGTATAGAAGCGCAAACAGCGTGGAAGCCGACGGACCCAAGAGCAGGTTACTAATGGGCGACACGACAAGACGAGACAACAAAGTAAAGAACATATTCGATGTACCCGAGGGTACTGTCGTCACGCACCAGATCGGAAGACGCGGCGATATAGATGTGAAGTACACTGGTGCCAGAAAGAACCCGCGATCCACAGCGCGGAAGGGCGGCAAGCCTATCGGTACGCACCAAACGAAGCGCTCTATTGAGAGCCTGACCAAATCACAGGGTACGCGAATCTTCAACGTGAAGCCGCGCAAGGACATTTAATGGCAAATTCATCTATCGTACGAGAGCGCAACGTTGCTGGCGGCAAAGACTCAAAAGAACGCCAAGGTGGCGGTCGAGGCGACGTAGTCGGGGAAGTGATGAGCGACGTCCTTACATGGCGTCAACTGCGTGACGATGACTTCGAGCTATTATGGGACGAGTATTACGCCAAGTGGCGTGGCTTTTGGATGGTCCGACATAAGAATTACAAGACGGAGCGTTCGAAACTGATCTCTCCTCTGACTTCTATGGCGATCGACCTCACGACCGCAGAGATTATCGAAGCTGTCCTTGGTCGCGAGTACTTTATAGACCTTCCGGACAACGTCGGTGACGAAGACTCCGCTGACATGGACGCTACCCGCATCCTACTGTGTGAAGACCTGCGTAAAGAGAATTTTCCTGATGAATTCGCGCTGACAGTCCTTAACGGCTGTCTCTACGGCACGGGCATTACGAAAATTGCCATAGGCACGCGTAAGACTAAGCAATTGTCGCGCAGCAAAGACGGCGAGCTGGTCATAAACGTACGAGAAGAAGTAGAAATTAAGCCGATAGCGCTCGAACCGGGCAGTTTTGTTGCTGACCCTAGTTCGCGTAACATCGACGACATGAAAGGCTGCGCACACGAGTTTCAGTTGCCGCTGACGACCGTACGGTCGCGTCAGGCATCGGGCATGTACGACAACTCCTCAGTAATCGGACCGTTTCGCGCTCGACAGATCGCGCCTAGCCGGGGCGACACTAACGCTGGCAATCGTAAAGAGCAAGGCGACGTTGCATACATCACCGAGTACTACGGTTTAATCTCACAGCGTGCGTTCATGTCTGCTACGGCAGAATCGAACGGCACGAGGCTCGGCGAAGAGATGATTAACGCTATCCCGGAAGACGAGATGATAGAAGTCATCGCCACAGTCGCTAACGAGACGCATCTCTTACGCGTAATCGAGAATCCGAACCCGTCAGGCGAACGTCTGATAGTGTCCTATCAACACGAGAGCGTACCGAACAGGTTCTACGGTCGTGGTGTTGCAGAGAAGGGCGCAAACATCCAGAGAGCGATGGACGCAGAAATGCGCGCTCGCATAGACGCTCTGGCATGGTCTAACAACCCGATGTTCGCTGGCGACCTCACACGTATGCCGCCTAACAGCAACCTTAACGCATGGCCGGGTAAATTCTGGGGAACCAGAGGCAATCCCGCCGAAGTGCTGCAAGAGTTCCGCATCAGCGGCCCAGATCAGAATACATACGCCCATTGGCAGCAACTTGAGTCCATGGGTCAGCAGGCGACCGGCGCAGCCGACTCGCAGGGCATGCGCGCTGGCGTACGCGACGAAACGGCTACCGGCTCTGCTCTCGCAGCGTCTAGCTTCATCAAGCGGTCCAAACGTACGATGTTCAACATCGAAACGTACATGGGCAAGCTGATCCGTCGTACGCTTCACTTGAAGATGAAGTTCGAGCCGTCGCGTTACCCACAGGATTACGAATTCCAAGTCAAGGGTTCGATTGGCATGATGGCGCGAGAGATCGAACAGTCGTTCATGGTTAACTTGATGTCGGTCATCGGTCCGGACTCTCCGGCCTCTATGCCGATCATCCGTGCAATCTTTGAACACTCCGGCAGTCCAGTTAAGGCGGACGTGCTGGCCGCGCTGAAGGCTATTGAAGAGAAAGAGCCGACAGAACAAGAGAAGAAGTCGCAAGAAGCGCAACTCCTCTTGCCGATCAAGCAGGTCGAGAGGTTGATGGCCGAGACAGCTAAGCTCGTCTCCGAGTCTAACTTGAAGGACGCTCAAGCCGAGAAGACGGAAGAAGAGACTGAAAATCTCGACCAAGCCGCCGACCTCGACGAGATTAAGGTCATCGACCAGTTGACGCAGACGAAGAACTCTGCCCGTCAGTTGGACATCATGGCCGACAAGAACGATCTAACCGCCGAAGGTCTTAGGATACAAGAGAAGGCTATAGACAAAAACGTTAAGAAATAGATAGAGGAGAGGGAGCATGGACTTAGACCAGAAACAGAAAGAATTCTTTTCGACAATGCAGCACACGTTCGACACGCCGGGATGGACCCTGTTGAAACAAGGATGGCAGAGCGAGATCGATCAATTGCCATTGAACGTGTTCTACAACGCGAAGAGCATGGAAGATATTGAGGCAGCACGCGAACGCGTAAAACTCCTCAATGAGCTTATAGCACTTCCAGCCGTAATCACAATGCAGCGCGATCAAATCGAACAAATGGACGAAGACGTAGATGTCTAAATTCATGTACTTCGACTTCCGTTGTACCGGTTGCGAACACAAGTTTTCCGACTTGGTAAAACCCGACGTCCAAGAGACGCCGTGTCCCGAGTGCGGAGAAGAAGCCAAACGAATGATAAGCGCGCCACGCCTGTCTAATGACATGGAGTCACGCGAGAATCATTGGGTGAAACAGAACCGACAGAAGACCGCGCAGGACAAGAAGTTCTACGCAGATCATGGCGTCGACAAGAAACACCATTCGTACGGCAGTTAGACTAAATTACGCTAACCTTGCAATATTGCAGGGCCGTAAAAGGAGAGGCATCAAAAATGACATCTGTATACAAACACCGACCTTTGTCGGAGATTCTTGCACCAGCCGCCGCAGCAAAGCCCGAGGGGCAAACCGAACCGTCACCTGAAGACGCACCGGCCCCCGCAGTTGAAACACCGGCAGTTCCCGAAAAGTACCAAGGTAAGTCAGTCGAAGACGTTATTGAAATGCACCGTAACAGCGAAAGCCGTCTCGGTCAATTACAAAACGAAGTTGGCTCGCTCCGAGGACTCGTAACGGATCTATCGTCCATTCAACGAACAAGCTCTGACGCGTCAACAGCCGAAGAAGAATCAGTGGAAGTGTCAAGCGAGGAAATTTTGTCGGACCCAGTGGGTGCGGTAAGACGAATCGTACAGCCCGAACTGGACAAGCAGGCATCGCAGCGGGAAGCTGACGTAGCCGACTCGTTAGTTCAAACCGAAAGCACAGCACTAATGACGGAATTCGGCGACATCGATGCGATTGTCTCAACCGAAGACTTTCAGAAGTTCGCTACGCGGACGGCAGGACGTCAGTCTGATTTCAACACAGCCGCTACTGGCGAAGGTTTGAATCAGGTAAGGGCTGCGCGTCGGCTACTTGAAGACTACGCAGACTTCAAAGAGCAGACGACTAATTCGAAGACGGAACCGACTCCGACTGAACAGGCACGTCAGGTCGCTACCCAAGGTAGCACGACAGGCGCACCGGTCAGCTCGAAGCCGCAAATTCACGAATCGGACGTAATTGCACTGATTAACAGTGATCGAGCGAAGTACAACTCCCCGCAGTTTCAGTCAGAACTTATGGCTGCTATCAAGGAAGGGCGCTACGTAAGATCATCCTAAAAACACTTTAACTTCAATCACACCACATAGGGGCACACTCTAATGGCTTCAAACTTTGACATCAGCCAAAGTATTGACGTGACTGACGTACAGGATTTCGTTCCTGAAGTGTGGGCTTTGGAAACTGTTGCTGCTTACAAGAGTAATCTGGTAATGGCACAGTTGGTATCTTTGATACCTCACGTCGGCAAGAAAGGCGACGTAATCCACATTCCTGCACCTACCCGCGGCGCTGCCACGGCTAAGAGCGAGAACACTGTCGTAAGTCTACTGACGTACGCTGACACGGTCGAGAAATCGGTCACAATTAACCAACATTTCCACTACGCACGTTTGCTGGAAGACATCGCAGAAATCCAAGGCTTGCCTTCGATCCGTCGATTCTTCACGGACGACGCTGGTTACGCGCTTTCTAAAGCAACTGACACCAGCATCATCCAGCTCGCTGCTACTTGGGGTGCTGGTACTGCTTACTCCGACGCTGTAACTGGCGACGGCACGACTTCATGGGTCCAGACCGGCTCTGGTAACGGTTCTGCAATCAGCGATGCTGGTATGCGTGAAACGGTACAGGCTTTTGATGACGAGGACGTTCCGTCCCGTGATCGATTCTTGGTCATCCCTCCGGTCGAGAAGAAGCGCATGCTTGGTAACACTCGTTACACAGAGCAAGCCTTCGTAGGCGAAGTTGGTATGGCTAACTCAATCCGAAACGGATTGGTTGGCGACCTTTATGGCTTTGAGATTTACGTCTCAAGCAACCTCGAAACGGTTGACGCCTCTGACTGTACCTCGTACCGTCCGGCGCTGGCTTTCCAACGGGACTCTCTCGTACTCGCTGAGCAACTGACTCCGCGCGTTCAGGAGCAGTACAAGTTGGAAGCTCTCGGCAACCTGATCGTGGCTGACGCGCTCTACGGCGTATCGACTATTCGCGGCAACGTCGCGGCTGAGTCGGGTCGTGGCTGTCGTGCCATCATGGTACCGGCTGCTTAATAGCACCAATCGATTCCCCTCTCCCCTCATGGGTTTAAGGAGGGGGGAATCTTTTTTCAAATAATCTCTTACGGGGTAAGACATGACAGTACGAGTTAGACACCCCGCACGTAGAGGCGATTTGAAAG